AAGCAGATGCTCCAGATGAATTACACGACAAAGAAGAAGAAGAATTACCTTTAGATGAGTTTATCAAAGGACACTTTGATTATACTACTAATCAATTCCCTAAAGGTGAAACGGCTGTAATGACAGCAGTTGAAAAGAAGTATGGTGACGAAGCAATGAGAGATGCTATGAACATCATGAAGGAATTGGTTACAAATCAAGATGAAGAAATGGCAAGAATTAAGACTTTGGCAGGAGTATCCTACTAATTTCACTTTTTTGACAAAGTTTCACTTGACTTTATAAGTAAGTTTGTGTATAGTATACATTATGTGCTAAACACAATCAAGGCACTAACATTAGCCCATAGGCATTTTTATAGGAGGCATTATTATGGCAACATTAGCAGAAATTCGTGCTAAACTTAAAGAAGCAGAATCACGCACAGGTGGTTCTAATCAATCAAGCGGCGGCGACAACGCAATTTACCCATTTTGGAACTTGAAGGAAGGCGAACAGTCAACTGTACGTTTCTTACCTGATGGTGATCAAAATGCAGACTTCTTTTGGAAAGAACGTTTGATGATCAAACTTCCTTTCGCAGGTGTGAAAGGTGAAACGGACAGTCGTCCAGTACAAGTACAAATTCCATGTATGGAAATGTACGGCGAATCATGTGCAATTCTTAACGAAGTACGTGGTTGGTTTAAAGATCCAACTCTTGAGGATATGGGTCGTAAGTATTGGAAGAAGCGTTCATACATTTTCCAAGGGTTCGTAACTGAAAACGGACTTAACGAAGACTCACTTCCAGAAAATCCAATTAGACGTTTTATTATTGGCCCACAAATTTTCCAATTAATTAAATCTGCTCTACTTGATCCGGATATGGAAGAACTACCAACAGACTACACAGCAGGTGTAGACTTTAGAATTGTAAAAACTTCTAAAGGTGGTTATGCAGACTACTCAACTTCAAACTGGTCTCGTAGAGAGCGTCCAATCACTGAAGATGAGAAGGCGGCAATTGACAAGCATGGCTTGTTTAACTTGGGAGACTTTTTACCTAAGAAGCCTACAGATGTAGAACTTAAGGTAATGCAAGAGATGTTCCAAGCATCTGTTGATGGTGAAGCATACGATCCAGAACGTTTTGGTCAATATTTCCGTCCAGCGGGAATGGCGGCAAGAACAGGTGATCCGAATGTAGCGGCATCAAGTAATGCAACTGCAACGAGTCAGAGTGCTCCAGCAACTGCACCAGCACCAGCGGCTGAACCAGTGGTAGAAGCAACTCCAACTGCACCAGCAGTAGAAGCAGAAGCACCTAAAACTGATAACAAGGCGGAAGACATTCTTGCAATGATCCGTTCACGTCAGTCATAAGCAAACACATTAAGGGAGTAGGCTTATGTCTACTCCCGAATTGCTAAAGGAGAAGTAATGGCTAATAAAGCATTTGACGTTTCTAAGTTTCGTAAAAACTTAACTAAGTCGATCACAGGTATGAGTGCAGGATTTAATGATCCGACTGATTGGATTAGTACAGGTAACTATGCACTCAATTATCTTATTAGTGGTGACTTTAATAAAGGTGTTCCATTAGGTAAAGTAACTGTATTTGCAGGTGAATCCGGTGCAGGTAAGTCTTACATTTGTTCAGGTAATATTGTAAAGGCGGCACAGGATCAAGGCATCTTTGTAGTTCTTATTGACTCGGAGAATGCACTTGACGAAGCATGGTTACAAGCACTTGACGTAGATACATCGGAAGATAAACTATTAAAACTTAACATGAGCATGATTGATGATGTTGCTAAAACAGTATCAACGTTTATGGCAGACTATAAAGATATGCCGGAAGAAGAACGTCCTAAGGTACTGTTTGTAATTGACTCATTGGGTATGTTACTAACACCTACAGATGTTGATCAGTTTAACAAGGGTGATATGAAGGGTGATATGGGTAGAAAGCCTAAGGCACTTACATCACTTGTGCGTAACACAGTTAACATGATCGGTTCGCACAATGTAGGACTTGTATGTACTAATCACACATACGCATCGCAAGATATGTTTGATCCAGATGATAAGATTTCAGGTGGTCAAGGATTTATCTATGCATCTTCAATTGTTGTAGCAATGAAAAAACTAAAACTAAAAGAAGATGAAGATGGTAACAAAGTAACTGATGTACGTGGTATTCGTGCAGGTTGTAAGGTAATGAAAACAAGATATGCAAAACCGTTTGAAGGTGTGCAAGTTAAGATTCCTTATGAAACTGGTATGAATCCATATAGTGGTCTTGTTGACTTATTTGAGAAAAAAGACATTTTGAAAAAGGATGGAAATAGACTCAAGTATGTTTCAAGTACAGGTGAAGAAATCAAAGAGTATCGTAAAGCCTGGGAAGCAGGTGGCGAACTACTTGACAAAGTCATGAATGATTTCAGCAATCTTGTAGAAGAGGTAACTACAGAGACAGTAGAAGAAACTGTTGCAGAGCCAATCACCGAGGAGTAAGACTTTATGGAAAGTTCACAAATAGTAGATACATGGAATCTTTTTAAAGAACACATTGACAAAAAACATCTTGAAACTGTAGCAGAAAGATTTGTTGATCTTCTTGCAGATTATGGTTCAAGTGATGAAGCAATGAAGGATTCTTTAGGAGTTTGTGATTATCTTGATGCGGCAATCAATTATTATCTTGATATTGATGAAGAAATGACCGCGGAAGACGACGACTGGGATTAACCATGTGGTATAGCAAAATATCAAAAGATATTAGCAAGATCCCAGACGCCTTACAATACTATGAAGACGAGTTGGTTGAAGCGAAAAAAGAGTGTCGTATTTACGGCAACATTGAGAAGTCCGCGGCTAATATGCCTGGTCTTGTCGAGCATCGCTTTAACCAACTTCAAGAACTTGAAGCAATACTCGAGTACCTAAATATTGAACTACGTAGATTGCGTAGTTCTTTTTTTAAAAAATATCTTGAAAACTATCAAAGAGCATTAAGCAGTCGTGATGTAGAAAAATATGTTGACGGTGAAGCAGACGTAGTCGACATGGAAAAGATCATTAACGAATTTGCCCTGATGCGTAATAAATGGTTAGGTATTACCAAAGGTTTAGATCAAAAGCAATGGCAACTTACTAACATTACTAAGTTACGTGTAGCAGGGATGGAAGATGCATCGATATGAAGTCGGTCTTCACGGAAATTTATAAAAAAAATAAATGGAAGAATAAAGAATCGCGTAGCGGGTTTGGTAGTACTATTGAATACACTAAAGAAGTACGAAAGCATTTACCTTTATTAATAAAACAATTCAATATTAAGAGTGTATTAGATGCACCTTGTGGTGATTTTAATTGGATGTCAAAAATTGTAGATACTATAGATGCAAGTTACATCGGTGGTGACATTGTAGAAATTTTAATAGAAACTAACAAAAAAAATTATCCTCATATAAATTTTATTACACTTGATATTACAGAAGATACACTTCCTACTGTAGATCTTATGATGTGTAGAGATTGTTTATTCCATTTTTCTTACAAATCAATAAATTTATTTTTTGATAACTTTCTAAAAAGTGATATAAAATATTTACTAACATCAACACATATAAACAATCCTAAAAAGTTTAAAAATAGAAATATTACTGATGGCAAGTTTAGGCTTATAGATCTTTATGCGGCACCATTTAATTTTAATAAAGTTAGTTATAAATTTAATGATTGGATCGAACCAAGTTTTCCACGTGAAATGATTTTATTGTCAAGAGATGAAATAAAAGAATATGCAAATAGAATCTAAATTAAATGTATTAATGGAAAAAGTCCGCAAAGGACAAATGGAAAGAAATGAATATGAATATGTTTCTCAATTTTTAGGCAATAAAAACTTTTTAGTGTTTGGTACTGGATATGATACAGAGTTTTGGAGATACTGTAACAAAGGTATAAACATCTTTTTAGAGCATGATAAAAATTGGATTCCACAAGATAGCAGAGATGTTTATCTTGTAAATTACAAAACACAAATCTTAAAATATAAAGAATACTTAAATGACTATACGTCATTAGAGATGGATTTACCACAACAAGTTTTAGATACTACATGGGACGTTATATTTGTTGACGGTCCGCCAGGTAATAAAAAACGTTCTTTTGGTAGAATGCAAAGTATATACACTGCATATAAACTTGCGAATAAGGACACTGATGTTTTTGTACATGATTGTAATCGTCCTGTAGAAGATACATATACAAAACACTTTTTCGAAATAAAAAAAGAATTAAAAAAATTAAGACATTGTAAAAGGAAATAAAGTGCAAGTCAATTTGTCTTATAATACAGAAGATTTAACTTTTCTAACAACTTGTAATAGGGATTATCATAAATTCGTTGATCCTTTTATTCATTTTTGTAAATTAAGCAATCCTGGATGTAAAATAGAAATTTGGGCCGAAAATCCGGATATACTAAAACATATTAAAGATGCTGATGTAAGGATACATCAATTACCTTTAACTTATCATGTAGCAACATATAGATATATTGCAGAACCAACATTCGCTACAAAATATACATATATCACAGATATTGATATTATGCACACTGAGGTTGTACAACCGTTTCATATAAAACATATGCAAGATACAGGATTACCTTTTAGTAACATTAGACGCAACAAGAAAGGACAAACCGAAAGATTAAGTGGTTTGCACTTTGTCGATACAAAAATTTGGTACAATGCAACTGCAACTATAAGACCTACTATCGAGCCTAAAGGACAAGACGAGCATATGTTGTTTACTATTGCCAAGTCTGTTTTTGATATAAACAAAGTATCAAAAGGTTTATCAAACCGTCCTATTCACGGTATTCATTGTTCGGTAGGTAGAAATGCACGTGAACCTTATTCTTCTAAGGGGTGGGAATTAACATCACAAAAGTTAGCAGTATTAGTAGACGAAGTAAATAAAGTAGGTATGTTTAACAAATTTTTTGAAGACAGAGTATGTAGAAAAGTTATAGATCCTATTCTTTGTAATCAAATAGCAAAAAGGTTTCCATATGTTTAACAGAGAATGGAGTAAAGATACATTTCATATTGTTGTAGCAAGTGATAGTAATTTAATTGACTTTATTCATCCATGTATAGACAGTATTAAAAAACATCATTACAATCCTACTGTGTATGATTTAGGAGGATTGGGATTTGGTGTTCCTTTTGAAGGTGCAACAACCAGTGAAAAAGCATTACGTAAATTTCCACAAAAGCCAAGAGTTATATTAGATAAATTAAAAACTATTCAACCTGGACATTGTCTTGCCTGGATTGACGCTGATTGTATTATGATTGATCAAATTCACGATGTACAAAAATATAACTTTGATGTAGCAGTTACTTTTCGAAAAAATCATATGAACACTGGTGTAGTTTTTGTTAGACATACTCCAGCCGCAATTAAATTTTTAGAAGAATGGATAAAAGAAGCAGACTTAGTTGGCGGAGATCAAAATGGCATCAATAGAATTTTACAATTAACACATGGGTCTTGTATAGGTATGGAATACAATTACTTTGGTGCAAAAGTAAGACCTCTTGATTCAAGAATATGGAATAATTTTTTCTTTAAAAAGAGTCAAGAAGGTGCAAAAGTCTTACACTACAAATCTAAATTTAGATATAGATTTCCATTTTATAAAAAGGAGAACAACGATGCCGACATCAAGTAAGCACGGTAAAACACCAACAAAACAATGGATATCAGAAAATAAAAATTCTATTAATAGAATATTAGATGTAGGCTGTGGAGAAGGAACATATCCTAAACTTATATCAAAAGGTGGTTGGCAAGACCTATCAGAAATTATTTTGCCAGATGCAGAATGGTGGGGCTTTGAAGCATGGGAACCTTATATTTCTCAGTATAATCTGAAAAAAATCTATAACCATTTAATTAATGAAGATGTTAGAAAATACGATTTTACTCAACTGCCAAGTTTTGATCTTGTAATATTTGGCGATGTATTAGAACATATGACCAAAGAAGAAGCACAAGACTTAGTTAATAAAGCATTACAAAAATCAAAATTTGTTTTAATAAGCATACCAATTAAACATATGCCTCAAGGAGCAGTACATGGTAATCCTTATGAAGAACACATAAAAGATAACTGGACAAATAGAGAAGTTTTAGAATCATTTCCTAATATTGTTAAGTATGACACTGGCAGTAAAATCGGAGTGTATTGGCTTGAAGCCACAAACAAAAATATTTAACACCACCAAAGTTAAATATTTTCGTAATGAAACAACAACTTGTCAACCATATTTTAGAAACGTTCCCCCAAACATATGAACTGCAAAAGCAGTATCGTAGTCATCCTGACTATAGTTTATTAACATTAGATAACTTTATTCCAAAAGATTTAGTTACACTAATGGCTAAAGAACTTGACGATTTACCATTAGAAGAATGTAAGCATTTTACAAGAGCAGGATCATGTATGTACGAGTTCAATAATGTAGATCGAACTCCTGTACAAGATGCAGTAGTACACGCACTACACAGTTCTACATTTATTAAATGGTTACAGGAAGTAACTGATACAGTAGACCTAATTCCTGATCCACATCTTATTGGTGCAGGATATATGAAATCATTTGCAGGCGATAGTCTAAAAGTACACACAGATTTTAACTGGAATGAAGAACTAAGACTACACAGAATGTTAAGTGTAGTAATATATCTTAACGAAGATTGGGAAGAAGATTGGGGAGGACAGTTACAGTTTTATGATACAAAACGTAACAAGGTACACACTAAGGTTCCTGTAGGTGCAGGTAACTGTGTTATTTGGAATTACAATAACTTTGCATTTCACGGTTATCCAGAGCCAATGACTTGCCCCGACGGTGTAAGCAGAAAGGGTATTAGGTTTTTCTATTATGTTAGCAATGCCAAACACGATGACAAACATCCTCCACACAGAAGTTTGTATTGGTATGATGACAAAACAGGAACACCATACGATCAGCCATGGAACAAATAAAAATTACATTACCTGAATTAAATTATATACGTTTGCCATACAGGGCAATGGATAATGTTTCAAATCAAGGTAGAGCAACTGCTTTTGAAAGTCAAAACAAACAATATCATCTTGCTGGATTTACAAGAGAAAATACAAAGTACGAACAGTGCTTTCCTGTAACTGACGACTATGTACAGTTTGGGGCTACACTATTTGATAGATGCACTGTAGCAGTAATGAAACAAATGCCAGGACAAACTTTGCCAAGTCATGTAGATACATTTTATAAAATTTCAAACGATTACGGTGTTGACCCGACAGACTGTATTCGTGTTAATATTTTTCTTGAAGATTGGAAATCGGGTCATTACTTTGAAATAAACGAAGATCCAGTCTTGCAATGGAAGCGTGGTGATGCTATAATAATAGAAAAAGATGAACCACATCTAAGTGCTAACAATGGCATGGTGCCTAAGTACACTATGCAAGTAACTGGAGTAAAAAATGAATTTAAGGGGTGCTAAACCTGTACCTGATAATAAGGTAAAGCAGTTTATTGAAAGTTTAGATCCTGTAAAGGATTTATACAATCCAAAACTTCCACAAGAATTTAAGTATGAATTTGTAGATTGGATTCTTTCAAGTCAATATAATTTTATCAAAGGCATTGAGGAGTTTCCAGATATTACACTATGTAATGGAACAGTACAAGCATTTGATCATTTCCATTATAGACATAAAGAAAAACGTTTTAG